TGTTCGTTGAATGTGGTTCAATTGTAGATACACAATCAAATTGTGTCAAGGTGTTTTTGTATCTACACAAAGAAACCTAACAATCGCTTTCACTTCGACCTCCGTTCCGCTGCGCTCCACTCCGGCGAGTGAAGCTAGGCGTTAGGCGCTCTTCAGCTCCGCAGAAAACTCAGGGCTATACTCGCGCTCCACTTCATACGTAGCAACCACTGGCCCACCATCTGTTTCGTGCAATCTGATATCCTTGGGCCAATGCCCCTCCCATCCGTCGTGGTTGCTGTGGTAATCGTCAGCAGCCTGCTCGGCTATCCATTCGCCATCATCTTCAAGATCCAAATTTGTCTTCAGCGCATAACAATATTTGCTGCCATCAACGCTATAAAAAACAGTATTCACTTCGCCTACCTCCGCAACGCTTCGCGCTGCTATGTTGTCACGCACCGGCCGCGCCCGTGCTCGCTTCGTTTGGCAGAGCGCCTAACCCGGCGCTCTAGCCGACGCGCTACCGCGCGCGGCTAATCTTCACTGTTATGCATCATCTTCCGTGATCGTTACGCCCTGCCCATCTTTCAAATCTTCCAGCACCGTTTGTATCTGAGTGCTAATCCAATAAGCAGTTCCCTTCATTGCCTCGATAACCTGTCCTGTTTCGTGATCAACAACTTCTAATAAAAAAATCTTATGCATAACAAGTATCTCCAGTGGATGCCGGTTAGTCCGGCGTTCTATTTAAACCTCAGTGGCGGCACCACTGAGCATGGCGTTACAACACACCAAACCACAACCCGGCTATAAAATCCGCACCGAGTTCATTAAAGTGGCAACCGTCCCACCTATAGGCTAGTCCAGCAGTATCGGTATCCGGCCCTGAAAGCGTATTCCACAGTGTAGCCGCTGCGTAGGTTTGTCCCTGTATAACCTGGGAGGATGACACGCCATAGCAATAGGATGTCGTTGAGACGTACACGGGAGCGTATAAGCTGCCGTACTGACGCAGTCCGTATATGAACATCGACAGGCGGTCGTAATATTCCTGTGTCGTTGTCCCAAATACGGTATCGGACTCCCCTTGTTGGAAAAGTACCGCATCTATTTTTAGGCCTGATGCGTTTTTCATCTGGTACGCCATCGTGACCATATAGTTAAAGTTATCGAGGCCCGGCCCCCACGATGCAATATCGGAACCGCTGACCGCTGTAGCACCAATGACCACGTTGGTGTATCTGCCCTCCGTGATGAGGCGGTCGGCCAAGATCCCCCAGTGAGACCCGCCGACGCCTGTCGTCCCGAGTAGCGGATCTCGCGCTTCGTAGCACGTACCATTCAGGTACATATAGACGGCCTGTGTCGGGATATACTGCCTGCTTGTACTGTTGGCCGCATTCGACTGCCCACCGGTGAGCATGACAAAGGTATCCTCGCCGTGATTGATCGAGGCGCAGTCAACCTCTGTCAGACCTGTTGTGTCAAGGAACCGTGTAGCCCCGTGCGCGCTGAATGACAGCAGGAGCGCGCCGAGTAACAGATAGGCTATCTTCACTTCTCACACTCCTCTCTAACTGAACACTCCACACACTCAAGGTAGCCTTTGGCGATGGGGTCGGGGTTGGTACGGAAACATTTGGGCATGACGACGAACTCGTCAACAATCCACATGGCAACCGTCATCAGGATGAACGGCAACGAGATGCCGGTCAGAATGAACAGGGTTGTTGTTGAGCATTCCATCTCACTTCTCCTCTATATCTGTTCACAAAGTAGCACAATGTATTGTATCTGTCCACACACCATGCTGCTCCAGCTCCTGTTTGATGTAGTTCGCCCTGGCGATGGTCACCGGGGTGAAGTGGGGCAGGGTCACAGCCCTCCCGTATGAATCGTGGAAGGCTAACACCCATACTCGCTGTACCCGTGGTGGGAACATGGTTGCGATGGCTGAGTGGCGTTTTAGGACGGTTAGGGGCATGATATTACTCCTGTTGATAACTTATCCTGAACTGTAACACAGTGTACCACAAAATCAAGTAATTCCTTTATATAAGCAGTTTGAAAAGTGTCGCAAATCTCGCGAAGACCTTGATTCGTCTAAGGTGCATGCGGGATTTTTCACACAATTATTGTATGAGTATTTGTGTGACACAGTGTAGCAATTTACATGGAAAATGGTTGTTTTGATGCGCAGTTACGAACTATCAATGACTTAGCACGATTGTGACTCAAATAGTTAGAACGTGGTAAGTTATTGAAAACTAAGGAGTTACGATGGTGACTCAAATAGTCACAAATGTGATAAGTTAATGATATATAAGGAAATAGGGTTAAAAACGAGTACCCTTTGACTTTTTTCGGTGATATAGAGGACCCTGAGATTTGAAAATATTTTCAATCAGAGGGTTGGACCTGAAACCAAGGTACTCGTGCAAGGGTCTTCGCGAGATTTGCGACACTTTTTTCCTGTGGCACAGAATGACTACAAACCTGTGGATAACTTTTCGGTGAGGTGACGCAAGTGACTGATTTGACGGTGATAGGTGGCTTTGTGTTAGACTTTGTGTACGCCTTAACCCGGTAAGAGTAGCAGCTGTTTAGCAATCGACACCGGTCACCGGGGGCTGATGAATACCCGGTGGAAAGAATTTACGGTGAGGGTGATGCCACCAAGAATCACAGTAACAGAGCTGACGGGATTGAGACCTAAAGAGGCGAATTTCGTCATTGAGTATTGCAAAGACTTCAGTCCCAGGCGTGCGGCCGAGGCGTCTGGCTATGAGCCGGATAGCGGATATGCTCTGTTGAAGAGAGAACCGGTGGCTGAGGCAATCGATCGCATTCTGGAGTCCAGGCTTGAGGCGAGCAACATTGATGCTGAATGGGTGTTGATGGAGGCAGTGGACAACCACATGATTGCCCGGCAGGCCGGCAATATCTCTGCCAGCAACACGGCGCTCAACATGATAGCCAAGCATGTCTTCGTTGATGCCTTTGCTGCTGAGAAGGTGGAGGTGAACAGTGACAAGGAGATCATGGAGCGGTTGCTGCGTGGTCGTAAGCGTGCAGCTCAGCAGCAGGAAGAGAGTGATGATGACTCGCCATCGTTCCTGTGATACTCTGCATCTGCCTCACTCGGTTGCATTGATTTGCCAGCAGGTCCGTCACCACCTGCTGCCACCGGTGAGGCATTTCTAATATGATCTCAACACGCAGCGCCATGACCTCTTCGGGTGAATATGAACCCGGTCAAATCGATTTCCTTCTGGCTGATGAATGTGCAAAGTATTACGCTGACCCCTATGGTTGGGTCATGTGGGCATTCGATTGGGGTCACGGTGAGCTTGCCGGCTTTGATGGTCCTGATGACTGGCAGCGTGACACTCTGCTCAAGATTGGCGAGAAGATCCGCGAGAATGCGTTTGACGGTGTGATACCGGTTGACCCGGTTCGCATCGCCACTGCGTCAGGTCATGGTATTGGGAAGAGCGCGTTAACTGCATGGCTAATCCTGTGGATTGAATCAACCCGACCTCACGCCAAAGGCATTGTCACCGCTAATACATCAGACCAGCTGCGTACCAAGACATGGGGCGAGCTGGGCAAGTGGCGAAGTCGCTGCATCGTCGGTCACTGGTTCGAGTACAACAATGGTCGTGGCTCCATGTCGCTCTATCACAAGTCCTGGCCTGAGTCATGGCGTGTGGATGCACAGACCTGTCGTGAGGAGAACAGTGAGGCATTCGCTGGCCTGCACGCTGCAAGTTCCACACCTTTCTACTTGTTCGATGAAGCATCAGCTGTCCCTGACAAGATATGGGAGGTAGCTGAGGGTGGCCTGACCGACGGTGAGCCGATGTTCTTTGTCTTCGGCAATCCTACCCGTAACACCGGTAAGTTCCGTGAATGCTTCGGGCGTAACAAGCACCGGTGGATCACGAATCAGATTGACAGTCGTACTGCAAAGATGACCAACAAGAAGCTCATTGAGCAGTGGCGCAAGGACTGGGGTGAGGATTCTGACTTCTTCAGGGTGCGTGTGCTGGGTAGATTCCCACGTGCTGGCGACATGCAGTACATCCCTGGTGACATTGTGTATGAGGCAATGAAGCGCGGTCCCGGCCGTTACCTTGGAGATGACCCGCTCATCTGTGGTATCGACCTTGCACGTGGTGGTGAGGATGACTGCATGATTCAGTTTAGGCGTGGTAAGGATGCCAAATCGGAGAAGGTCTATCGTATCCCTGGAGAGAAGTCACGTGACTCCATGCGCGTGGTCTCCATGATCACAATGCTACTCGATAGACATAAGCCTGATGTCTCGTTCCTGGATGTGGGCAGCATGGGTGGTCCCATCGGTGACCGACTGAGGCAATTGGGATACCATATCATTGATGTGGGTTTCGGTCATAATGCCACCAATGACCGCATGTATGCTGACAAGGCGACTGAGATGTGGTCAAGAATGCGACAGTGGTTGATCGAAGGTGGTGCGATCATCGATAACCCAAACCTGGAGGTTGAGCTGACATCACGTGAGTATCAACATGACAAGCGTGACAGGTTGCAGTTGGAGCCGAAGAAGGAGATGAAGAAGCGCATCGGTCATTCGCCGGATTGGGCTGATGCCCTGGCATTGACCTTCGCTGAGTTGGTGCCAAAGCGTGAAATCCCACGTGGACACTTGGATGCGGCACTGTCGCTGCGTGACCAGGACCCGAGTGACTATGACCCTCTCGCTTGCATGTAGCTCAGAATGAGGTATATCATGATTGTACAATTTTTAATCAATTGAGGGCATTGATATGTGTGGAGGAAAGCCATCAGCACCGAAACCACCACCCAGGTTACAGACGTAGACGTACCGCATCGGGGACTGGTCTTAGTGGTACTATTCTCACTGGGCCAACTGGTGCTCAGGCTAGTGCACCGACTTCACAGAAGACTCTGCTCGGGCAATAATCTATGCCGACATCCATTGTCAATCTCAGCACCACCGCATATGTAAAGGTGAACTCAGCATCGGGTCCAATCCTTTTGCAATCATTGCGTGATACGGTGCGGATTGCGTTGAGTGCAGTACAGCCGATTCGTTCAAATACTGTATTCCACACTCTCAATGGTAGTGACTCTCCGTTACAACTGTTTGACTTGGATGTTGATATATGGGCATTAGCGACGAAATGGGATTGGATCACTCGATGGTGCTATCAATGTCCACAGTGCTGACCCTCACCGTCAACAGTTCAATCAGTTCCTGCATTACGATACCACTACAACCACCAACCCGAGTGTTGCAGTGACAGCAGGAGACAATCAGATCACGTTTGCTGATGCAACTGGCTTTGCTGTCCTGGATGATGTCAAGATTGAGAACGGGAACGTTGAACCGAACTTCTTTGTTATCCGTAGCATAGTTGGTGGGCCTATCAATGCGGTTGTGACTGTAGATACTCCTGTCACATTCGACCACCCGACCTCTGCATCTATCACCAAGATATATACGAACATCTCTCAAAACACGCTTACAGCGGGTGCAACATTGGCAGCACCGATATCATTCACGAGTCACATACCGACGAATCGTATTGTTCACATTACGAATATGAGTGTTGTCATGACAGACAATGCTGCAATGGATTTCACGACTTTCGGTGGGTTAACTGCATTACCCAATGGGTGTGTGCTGAGAGCACAGTCGAACGGGCAAGTTGGTAGCTACACAAACTGGAAGAGTAATGATGATTTGAACTCTGACGCATTCCCCGTGGTGTATCAGACTAAGGTGGGTGGGGGTGAATATGGGCTCTCCGCCACTTACAATATCAAAGACAGCACAGAGTCAATTGTGTATCTTGATGGATCGCAGGGTGATGCATTTGAACTGCTTGTCCAAGACCCAATTGATACCATGACAAAATTCAAGATAAAGCTGCAGGGCCATTACGAGGGCGCATGATATGCCGACGATAACCAGTTATACCAAACGACTTGAAGCATTGCGCTCTGAGCGTTCGACGTTCATTCCCCTGTATCAGGAGCTGTCCGATTATATCCTGGCTCACCGGGGGAGGTTCCTCATATCTGATAGGAACAAGGGTCATAAGCGTAATACCAAGCAGATTAATAACACTGCCCGGATGGCTGCGCGTACTCTCTCATCGGGGATGATGTCAGGTATCACATCCCCTGCACGTCCATGGTTCAGACTGTCATCTGGTGATGTGGAGTTGGATGACGTGACCTCGGTGAAGATGTGGCTGCATCAGGTGCAGACAATCATGTACAAGGTCTTCTCTGCATCAAACACTTACAACTCCCTGCATCAGATTTACTCTGAGCTGGGTGTGTTTGGCACCGCTGCGATGGGTGTGTTTGAGAACTTTGAGGATGTCATCTGGTGCAAACCGTACACCGTTGGCAGCTACATGATTGGCTTGGATGGACAGTACAAGAGTGACAGCTTGTATCGAGAGTTTGAAATCAGTGTCGGTCAATGTGTAAAGCAGTATGGCATGGAAAATGTCAGTCATCGAGTCAAGCAACTGTGGGACAAAGGCAACACTGAGGCATGGATAAAAATAATCCATATCATCGAGCCGAATGATGACCGGGATGGGTTCAGTGTCAAAGCATCTGATAAGGCGTGGCGCTCTGTTCATTATGAAGCCGATACTGGTACCAAGGAAGGAGACAAGTTCCTGCGTAAGTCAGGTTTTGATGAGTTCCCGATTCTGACCCCTCGGTGGGATGTCACTGGTGAGGATGTTTATGCTACTGATTGCCCTGGTATCACGGCACTTGGTGATATTAAAGCACTACAACTGGCTGAGAGGCGCAAGTATCAGGCGATAGACAAGTTGGTCAGTCCGCCGCTGCAGGGTCCTGCTGCTCTGAAGAACAAGATGAAGGGTGGTGCACCTGGGCCGAATGAGATTGTGTGGCATGACACTGCTGATAATGGGGGTCTGCGCAGTATCTATGAGAACTATCGCCCTGAAGTAGGACTGATTCAGAATGAGATCATGAATGTAGAATCGCGGGTCAAACGTGCATTCTATGAGGACCTATTTCTGATGCTGGCAAATACTGATCGCAGGCAGATCACAGCACGAGAGGTTGCAGAGAAGCATGAGGAGAAGTTGCTGATGCTTGGGCCGGTATTGGAGCGGCTGCATACTGAACTGCTTGACCCGCTGATTGATCGGACATTCAGCATCCTGCAGCGCAATGGTGTATTACCTTTGCCACCTCCCGAGTTGCAGAATCGTGAGTTATCGGTGGAGTATGTCTCTGTTCTTGCCCAGGCGCAGCGTTTGGTCAATACAGGTGCGATTGACCGTATCACTCAGTTCACTGGACAGGTGGCAGCTATCTGGCCTGAAGCCCGGCACAAGATTGATATCAGTCAGGCGGTTGATGATTACGCTGAAGCTCTCGGCATCAACCCGTCCATTATTGTCAATGACGATGATGCGACTGCCAAGGCTCAAGCTGAAGCTCAAGCGCAGGCTCAGGCAGCTTCAATGGAGCAGGGTAAGACTATGGCCGACATGGCGAAGACTGCCGCTGAGACTCCGATTGAAGAAGGTACAGCCCTTGGTAATCTGATGCGCAGGGCGGGACTTTCCTGATGAATGAAGAGCAGAAGCGCAAGCATACGTCCGATGAATTGGTTATTGAGACCATCATGCGAACTGAGCATGGCAGAAAGTGGATATGGCAACAGTTGCAGTCGAGAGGGGTTTTTGAGACTATATTCGACAGAGACTCTATTAAGATGGCTTATAGTGCGGGTAGACGTGACTCAGGTGTAGAACTGGACAGGTCTGTCAAGGAAGCGTCACCCGGATATTACGTGAAAATGATTGAGGAGAATATCAATGGGTGACGAAAGTACAGAAGTAGCAGCAACCACCGGTGTTGAAACTGAAGCAGCAGCTGAAGACACCAGCTCCCTGCTGACTGGTGATGTTGTTCAAGGTTCCGAAGGGGATGCTACTGCATCCTCTGAAGGAAGTGCCGATGCCGGCACCGATGAAGCTGGTGCAGAAGGTAGTCAGGAAGCTACAGACACCTATGCCGATTTTGTTCTGCCCGATGGTATGGAGTTAGATAGTGCTGCTCTGGAAAGTGCAGTCCCGCTCATGCAAGAGTTGGGGCTGGGTCAAGAGCAGGCTCAGAAACTCGTAGACTGGTATGCGGAACAGGTCCAGGCAGGTTCACAAAAGCAGAACGATGACTTCAATCAGCTGATGAACGACTGGCGTGCGCAATCGATGAATGACAAAGAGTTTGGTGGAGCGAAGTTCGATGAGAACGTGAAGCTTGCCAAGTCTGCCATCAACAAATATGGCACGCCAGAATTGAAGCAGCTGCTGGAAGATCACGGTGTGGGCAACCACCCCGAGATGGTCCGGTTTATGGTTCGAGTCGGTCAGACCCTGAGAGAGGATAATCCTGGCGCAGCTGGGGTAATGTCCAATCCTACGGCTGATCGTGTCGCTCTACTTTATCCAACCGACTCATAAGAGAGGTGTAACATGGCTACACTAGGTGCAAGTTTTATCGACTTGATCGATACTTACAAGCTTCAAGATGGTCGCGGCAACTTTGTCCCGGTCATTGAGATGCTTATGGAAATGAACCCTATCCTCGATGATGCAATTGCTGTCGAGTGCAACAAGGGTACTACTCACCTGCACACCGTTCGTACCGGTCTGCCGACTGTTACCTGGGGTAAGCTCTATCAGGGCATCCCCAATAGCAAAGGCCGAACTGCTCAGGTCGAAGACACCACTGGTTTTGTGGAAGGTCTGAGTACCGTTGACCAGCGTCTGCTGGACCTGTCCACCAATGAAGGCGCAGTGCGTCTCTCTGAGGCTCAGGCATACCTGGAATCCATGGCGCAAGAAGTTGCGACCAAGATTTTCTATGGTAACAGTGCCGCTGACCCCGAAGAGTTCATGGGTCTTGCACCACGCTTCAACGACCTCTCTGCACCGAATGGCAACCAGATCATCGATGCCGGTGGTGTTGGTGCTGACAATACCTCCATCTGGTTCATCACCTGGGGTGACAATCAGTGCAACCTGCTGTACCCGAAAGGCACTGCAGCCGGTGTGCAACGTGAGGACATGGGTAAGCAGCGTGTCACAGATGGTAGCGGTAACGCCTACTATGCCAAGGAAGAGAAGTTCACGTGGCATATCGGCCTTGCTGTGAAGGACTGGCGTTATGTGGCTCGTATCGCCAACATCGACGTGTCTCTGATGCAGGCTGGCTCTGTTGCCCTGTACAACTTCATGCGTAAGGCGTATTACCAGTTGCAGAATCGCCGTGTGGCAGGTGGTAAGATTGCCATCTACTGCAACCGTGATGTACTGGAAGCACTTGATGCCCTGGCTACCAACGCAGGTGCCAGTGACAACTTCGTGCGACTGAAGCCGATGGAGATCGAAGGTAAGGAGGTCATGACCTATCGTGGCATTCCGATCCGTGAAACCGATGCCATCATCAACACTGAGGCCCGCGTGGTCTAAGAACGAGGAGAAACGAAATGATTTTTTCAGCACAACAACTGTTCTCCGATGACCAAGCGATCACCGCTAGTGCGGATTCCACCAATGTCATCGACCTGGGCGTAGCCGGCACACCGTTTGATGCCGCTGCTGCACTTCATCAGGATATCGGCAAGGGTGCCAAGATTCCGATCTTGGTTCAAGTCACTGAGGCATTCGATAACCTGACCAGCCTGGAGATCAAGATCTCCACTGGTGCCACCACGGCACTCGGCACCACGATTCTCAGTCAGACCATTCTGCTTGCAGATTTGGTTGTCGGTAAGCAAACATCATTCGATGTTCTGCCCAATGACATCACTGAGCGTTATCTTGGTATCGAGTATGTTGTGACCGGTACCGCACCGACTGTTGGCAAGGTCACAGCCGGCATTGTCATGGGTGTACAGACCAACGTCACCGGTGCCTAATGATTGAGGGGCGAAAGCCCCTCTTTCTTATCAGATTCAGGAGAAGTCCAATGCCAACCTATAAAGTTATCGCCTCTGGTTTCCACAATGGGAAGATGTATTCCCCTGAAGGCAAGCGCAGGGTTCTGCATACTGACAAACCGTTCAAGAAGAATGAGATGCCTTCTTGGCTGTCTGAGATGCCGAAGGAATCTGCAGCTGTACGCAAGAAGCGTGAGGAACAGGAAGCATCTGCTGCCGCTGCCGCTGCTGAGAAGGCTGAGCAAGACCAGAAGGATATCGAGGATGCATCCTTCATGGGTGAAGGTGAGCAATCCGGTGGTGCTGTAGAGACCCTTTGAGGAGAATCATCATGCCTGCAGGTTATGTTGATATCGAGAAAGAAGAGCCTGAGATGCCGAAAGCTATGGATGGCTACTACCCCTATGGTACGATGTTATCGTTTGAAGGGGACATGGCTGAAGCGTTGTCAGTAGATAGTTACTCTGCTGGGGATGTGGTTGAGGTTCGAGCTTTCGCAGTGGTCAAGCGCAAGTCTGAGGAATCTGAAGAGGGTGAGGTTGAGAAATGTCTTCATCTTCAGTTGACCTCAGTCAAGCTGGCGAAGTCTCAGACCAATGACAGGGCTGAGCAGATGTACGGTGAGGATTAACCATCATGCCAAGTGAAGTTGAAATCTGCAATCTTGCGCTTTCCAACATTCGTGCTGGAAGTATCAACTCACTTACAGAATCGAGTTTGCAGGCTCAACTCTGCAAACTCAAATACCCATTCATGCGCAATCGAATGCTTACCGATAACGTGTGGTCATTCAATCGGAAGATTAAAGCACTCTCATTGCTCACGACCGAGATATTTAACTGGGCGTATGCTTACAAATACCCGGTGGACTGTTTGAAGATTCACCGGCTCATACCTGCATATGAGGAGCTTGCCAATGCAGATGCTGATGTCATATCCAGGCTGATTGATTCTCAGCTTCTTCCTTTAAAGGATATGCGTAGGGAAGTTGAATATGAGGTCTTCAACTTTGATGGTGTAAAGGTCATCGGTTCCAATGAGGTCGATTTGAGGATCGATTACTCAGCTAAGGTGGAAGACCCCAACCTGTTTACTGATGACTTCATTTTGGCATTGTCACATCTGCTGGCTTCTGAGTTGGCAATCCCAATTGTAGGTGCCGAACTCGGTAGGAATTTAAGGAATGAATCCTTACAGATTTATAAGGTGTACCTTGACGCTGCACTTGCCAACGACATGAATGAGCAGTATTTCACGCCGGCACTGAGTGAATACGAGACTATCAGGAGATAAAAATGCCTGAGAAAATTCAGCGCAGTTTCACTTCAGGCGAAATATCACCTGCACTACAGTCACGTGCAGACCTGATAAAATACGGTACTGGGCTTAATCTGTGTGAGAACTTCTTCGTAAAAGCGCAGGGTGGCGTGTATACGCGACCAGGATTCAGGTTCATCGGTGAACTCGATGACTCGTCTAAGAAAGGTCGGTTGATTCCATTCAGCTTCAATACCGAGCAGACGTACATGCTTGTTTTTGAAAACCTGATATTGCGCATCATTAAAGATGGCGGGTTCGTATTGAAGCCTGCTGCCACAATTACCAATATCACCCAAGGAAGTCCTGCAGTTGTCACAACGTCTGCTGCTCATACGTTTGTTACAGGTGAGAAGGTAACCATCATCGGTGTAGTAGGGATGACTGAGTTGAATGGCAATACCTACACCATCACCGTTACAGGCGGGTCTACTTTCTCTTTGGATGGGGTGGATAGTACAGGTTTCGGTGCGTATGTCTCTGGTGGCTCTGCGCAGAGCGATGGTATTTATGAAGTGGTGACAACCTACACTGAGGCTGAGCTTCCGAGATTGGATTATACTCAGTCAGCAGATGTGATGACTATTGTTCATCCTAACCATGACCCTGCAAACCTAAGTCGCACTGCAGATAATGCATGGACACTATCGACTATCAGTTATGCGCCAACGGTCACTGCACCGACGATCAGCTCTGTTGTAGCTGGTGGCGCGGGTGCTGGTTCTTATAATCGCGTCTACACTTATGTGGTGACTGCAGTTGTCGATGGGGTCGAATCACTTGCGTCAGCTTCGTCATCCCTCATCACACCATCATTGTCCACAACAGCATATGCCCAAATCACATGGGGTTCAATCACTGGTGCTGAGTATTATCGTATCTATAAAGACCCATCAAATGGTACGGGCTTTTATGGCTGGATCGGAGATTCAAAGAACCTCACCTTTTATGATTTCAATTTTGCGCCGATTACCAGTGACGCACCCCCAGCAGACAGACAGCCTTTCACTGGTACTGGAAATAAACCGTCTGCCGTGAATTATTATCAACAGCGCCAAGTGTTTGCAAGTACGACGAATGAACCTCAAGCAGTTTACACCACGCAAACTGGCAACTTCAATTCACTGCGCACATCAGGCCCAGCACGCGCAGACGATGCTGTGACATTTACCATTGCCGCACAGCAAGTGAATGAGATCCGTTACATTATTTCTCTTGATGCGTTGATTTTGCTCACCTCCGGTGGGGAATGGAAGACTACCGAGGGTCAAGATGGTGTGCTCACTCCATCAACACTTGGTGTACGGATTCAGTCGTACAATGGTTCTGCCCTGGTGAAACCTGTGGTTATTAATACTACAGCCCTTTACGTCCAGAAGAATGGAACAAAGATTCGTGATCTGGCTTATGAGTTCTCAAGTGACAGGTATACAGGTAACGATTTGTCACTGATGTCTGACCACCTTTTCAAGGGGTATCAGATTACTGAGCTGGCCTATGCAGAAGAACCCTATGGGATACTTTGGTGCGTTCGTGATGATGGGACACTACTCGGTTTGACATATCAACGTGAGCATCAAGTGTTTGGTTGGCATCATCACACCACCGATGGTGAGTTTGAGTCAATCGCGGTAATCAATGAGAATGATCGTGATGCGCTATATGCCATAGTCAAACGTACAATCGGTGCACAGACGAGGCGATATGTCGAGCGTCTTGACCCAAGGGAAGAGACGCTTGCTGAGGATTGCTTTTATGTTGATTCAGGTCTCTCATATGATGGGTCGCCTGCTACAGTCTTCACCGGGCTTGACCACCTGGAGGGGAAATCAGTGGTCGCTCTTGCTGATGGTAACTTGGTTGAAGATCTGATCGTATCGTCAGGGTCTGTGACATTGGATACAGCAGCATCGAAGGTTCATATTGGTCTTGCATACACTCCTGCTATTGAGTTACTTGATATTGATGTTGCAGCAACTTCAGACGGTCTAAAATCTGAAGCTGTATCAGTCTCGAAGGTCATCCTTGAGGTTGAGAACTCAAGAGGTGGGTTTGTTGCCCCACGTCCTGATTTGGTGAGTGGACAGACTGTAACAGCATATGAGATTAAACCGAGATACGATAGTGACGCTTATGACACTATATCTCTTCGGACGTTCAAGCAGGATGTGATGATTGACCCTCAGTGGAATAAAGGTGGCGGCATTCGCATAGAGCAACGTGCACCCCTCCCTATGGGAATACTTTCTGTCACACCGAGGATTGACGTTGGTGGAAGTTGAGTTTATAAAACCTACTTATGAGTTAGTAGAAGCTATTGCCAATGACATGAGGCAAGCAGACGCTGATGAAGTGTGGGCATCAAATCATCATACCCCGCTTGAGGCATTGTTGATTAGCTGGAAGCTGTCTCATAGGTCAGTTATAGTTGTTGTCGATAATGAGCCTTGTGTGATGATTGGACTTGTTATTAGAGATATACTGTCTGGTATGGGTGTGCCGTGGATGCTTGGCACGAATGCTGCGCTGAAGCATAAGCGTCATTTTATCAAACAGGTCCCAGGCATCATTGAGCAGATGTTGGATATATGCCCGAAATTGGTCAATTATGTACATGGTAAGAATGAAGTAAGTATCGATTGGTTGAAAAGGATCGGGTTCACTGTTGATGAGCCTATGAGGTGTGGGCCTGATATGGAGTTATTCCATAAGTTTTACCTTGAGAGGAATTAAAAATGTGCAGTCCAATGGCTATATTAGTGGGTGCTCAAATCGCTTCGACTGCATTTGCTGCATATGGTCAAATTCAGCAAGGTGAATATGCGCGTGATATTGGCAAGTACAATGCACGTGTGGCAGAGAATGCTGCAGAACAAGCAAGAAGAAAGGGTACTGAAGAGGAGATGACCCATCGTGAAAGGGTCATGCAACTTCTCAGTAAACAGCGTGCTCAACTCGGCGCGGCAAATGTAGATATCGACTCAGGCTCTGCACTTCAACTTCAGGAAGATACACTTACTCTCGGCGAAGCTGATGCCCTGCGTATTCGCAGCAATACCGAGGAGCAGGTCAACTCCCTTCGTACCCAGGCTAAACTTGCCAAATCCCAAGGTGAGGCTGCGTATACTGCCGGGGTGATGGGCGCAGGAGGGACTATTCTATCAGGTGCAGCGAGCGTGCTAAGCACCGGGCTAGCAGATAAATGGTTCACGCCAAACAGTGCTGCGTTAAACCCCACTGGCGGCTCTATGGGTATCAATACCTATAACGCTTTCGGGTGAGAGGTAAGTCATGCCTAAAATAGTAGAATACGAAGGGCCGCAAGTATCCACCCAGTTAGTGTCTAAACCACAGGCGCAGATGGCTCCTGCTGCTGCTTTTGGTGGCCCACTTGCGCAGGGTGTATCAAACCTCGCTGAAGCTAGTCTTCAGTTAAAGCAGCGGGTGGATACCACTTCAGCTGAAGAAGCATTGGTGCAATTCGAGCGTGAGAAGAATGATATCTTCTTCAACCCTGACTCCGGTTATTTCAACAAACAAGGGAAGGATGCCTATGATGCGTCTGCCGATGCGGCCAAAGCACTTGAAGATTTAAAGCGCAAGCACGGTGAGAACCTGAGTCAGCAGGCACGAGTGATGTTTGATAGAGCTGCAGATCAACACATCACCAGGAGTCAGGTCGATATTTCAAGACATGCATCGAAAGGTCTTCAGGCATGGGAGATATCAACTCTCGAAGCTCAGGTTGAGAACTCGGTGGAGAATGCATCACTCTATTGGAACGATCCTGAGCGCCTGCGTGTACAGAACGTCATCGGACGACAGGCGATCATCGATTCATCTGAGAAAGCTGGTATTAGTCCTGAAGCAACTGCTGAGAAGGTGCAGACCTTTGAGTCATCGTTCGCCAGGGCTTCCATATCAGCTGCTACTCAGAGTAGTTCCGCTGCTGGTAGGGACGCTCTTGAGAAATATGGCGACAGACTCGAAGGTCCAGATAAACAAAAGCTTGAAGGTGTGATTGCAGCGAAAGAGAAAGCTGAGAAAACCCAGGCTGATGCACGTGTTGCTGTTTTGAAAGCGACAAACCTTGTTGATCAATATGACAGCCGCTCGGATATTATTGAGCAAGTGAATCAGATTGAAGACCCTGAACTTCGTAAGAAGACCATGACTGAGGCAATGTCTCAGTTTAACCAGAAGAAACAGGCTAAATCTGAAGACCGCACGAATGCGTTTGAAAGTGCAGAGTCGCATGTTATCAATGGTGGAACTGCTGAGGGGTTCAAAGCTCAATATCCTGATGAGTGGGAAAAGCTGTCACCGAAACAGCAGCGATCTATCGAGGAAGGTAAAGCAGTCATTACAGACTGGGACACGTTCAGTAATTTGATGTTACTGCCTCGTGAGAAGCTGGCGAAGGTTGACCCGAGTGAATATGTACACCAGTTGGCTGAG